AAGATGGCAGAGAGGTTGCGAAGGTAGTTGGAATCGGGCCGCACGGCCTTCATCAGCCCTTGCGAATCACGAGGATCGAAAAGTTCAGCATACTCGAACCACTGAGGCTCGATCATACGCCGCTCAGTATCAGACGCACCGTAGTCAGCATCGGAGGTGGTGGCTGATGCGGTAGTCGTGGCCCCAGCAAGTCCATACAGACCCATACGAGTACGAGTCTTAATGTCGTCGATTGACCTTCTCAAGAGTTTATCAAATGACTTCACTTCGCCTTCGATGCTCTCGTTGGTGAGAGTGTCGGAGAGAAGCGAGTCGAACTGTTGGATCTGAAGGCGTACAGCATCGGAGTAAGCCTGCTTATAAAGGTTGGAAACCTTATAGTCAGCAGTGGTCCCGCCGCCAAGCCCTGACAGATTACCAAGGTTACTAAGGGAGTTAGTTAGCCCTGTAGTATGTGCCATAATGGTAGCCCTATGCGGAGTTACCCGCCTAAGTGTTAGTTTCGGACGAGAAGTTATCCGTCACCGGGCTACTCTTGGCTACTACGCAAGCCCTCTTCGGTGGTCTTTCCCACTGTCAGTCCGGCCCTAGGGTTATCGAACGCTAGTCTTATACTACAACTAAGCATCTTCGTAAAGAGGGAACTCCATACCAGTCCGCAAGCGGGGGTCTGTAAGACCTGAGTATCCCTCTTCAAGTAACTTCTGCTGGATCTTCATGTACTCCGTGTAGTCGGACTCATATTCAGGATGCCCTGGATTTCCCACGCTCCCCTTCTTGAGGAGTTCACGCCCACGCCTAGCGAGGGTGCTAACGGAGCCTGAATACCCACTACCGCCCGAGTCCGTGGGAGCGTTATCGTCTGACATTTTTTCACCAATCTGTACGAACAACTCTAATAGTTTTGGATGATTACCTAGCCCAGAAGCGTCGAGGATCTCTAATACTTCCCCGTCACCAGCAAGCATCTCTTGAAATGTACGCTGTGCCCTAGCCAACTTGCCCTCGAAGTCCTCCCCGTACTTGTCCTTGCTCTCTTCGGCCCAGCGAGCCTTAGCGTCCTCTATCGACTTAACGGCAGACTCTCTGGTTTCATTTATGCTTGTCATGGCGTTGCCTACTAGGGCTTCCCATTGATCCTTAGTAAGCCCCTTCTCGAAAGCACTGTTCCTCAGGGACTCCAGTTGACCCTTGGTCACGCCGTCCGCTTCCTCTGGAATGAAATAGCCGTTCTTTTCAGCGGGTGCCCCCATTTTCTGATAGAACTCAGACCACTCTTCACCCGAGGCACCGTCCTTAGGCACCCTAGCCGTACTCCCCATTTGGGCGTGGAGTTCGTTATATGACTTAGCAAGAGCCTCTACTGAGTTGAACTTGCCAGCCAAGGCCTCTCTGTTCTCGAAGTCTTCCGGCAAGTGTTCTTCAATGCTCATTTGGTTTCCTTCCTCAGACGATCACCCTCGCTCTTCATGGCCTGTAACTTCCAAAACACACACCGCATACCGTGACGCTTGGCTAGACCAACAGGGTCAAGGGGCACAGGCTTGCCGCTATCTGCGGCGTGTAGGTCTTCTGGATCAAGGCTCACCTTTGCCCCGGTAAGGGACTCAAGCATAGTCATAACCCTGTCCCCTCGCTCTCCGTCAAACATCTGACTAATGTCAGTCAGTAGCAGTTTGTCCTGGTCATTATAAATGTCATCCAAGCATCACCTCTTCCCCGCCCAGTTCTGGACTTCCCCCTGTTGTTTGTTGCTGCTGCTGCTGCGCTGCTTGCTGCATCTGCTGCTGCATCTGCTGCTGTTGCAGCATTTCTTGCTGCATCTGCATGGCTTGCTGGGCTGCTCGTGCTTCCCTTATTTTTAGAATCTCATCTGCCGTTCTGAAGATTTCAGAAGGCACATCGCTTATCTTAGCGTCATAAGCAGTTACTGCGTCATAATCAACATCGTCGAGCCAGACGGGATCTTGGGTGGCCTGGAACATCATAAGCCTGCGCTCCAAGAACGCCTGAACCTTAAAGGTGTTGCTGGCCTTCTGGGCAGTGAATACGGGGCTTTGGTACTGAGCCTCCACCTCAACATCTGCCTCCTTGGACAAGGCCTCCAACTCAGGCAAAGCCCCACCCCTGCTCATTAACTCTATCACTGAGTTTATTAGAGGAGTGAGGAACTCGTAACTCATAACCTCTGCCGGGGCAGCCATCTTCTGTAGCACCCGTGACTGTCTCTGACGACTCTCTTCTGCCGACCGTGGCTGGGTTTCAGGGTCTTCAAACACATCACCCATGAAGGCCTTGCGGATTTGCTCCCTATCCTCACGGGCAATCTCGTCTGCTATTTGGTAGTTGGCTTCGCTCTTGAGGTATGAGGGGTTCAGTTTGACGGGCGGCCTCGTGACCATTAGCCCGTTAGGGGCTAGGTCAAGATTTATAACCGATTCATTCTCGACCACCATACACTTCGCCGTCCACAACCATCCAGCGGCTCACTATGTAGGGAGCGTATTCGTAGCCACCCTCCCGCACGATTTCAGGAGTTAGATCAATGCAGACAAACTGGCTAACAAACTTCTTGTCAGTCTTGGACTTCACCCCGCCAGGAATGTCATTCTCGTTCTCGTAGCAGAAATGATAATAAGAAACTATGCCCATTGTATTTCCAAGGCTTAGTTGCTGCATTGCGTAGGTGCCGGGTGAACCATCAAAGAACCTGAACGCATCTCTCGCTGGCATTTCAAAGAGCCGGATCTTCATGGAGGTCTTCTGCATGGGGCCAATGTCCCACCACATGCGAGATATGGGGACTGCCTCGAAAGCAAGCCCCCCGAAGGTGGAGCCATCGTAGTTTAGTTTGGGGTCCATTTCTTGAACATACATAGACCCGTTGCCTAGCACGGCAAAGTCTCTTAGGTAGGCCGTGGCCTGCATGTAGAAGTTGCTATCAGACAATGACTTCAGAATCCTCGTGCTTGTCATATCAAGGATCTTCTGCACTGTTAGGTCATGGTCTAGCGGTGGGGACGCTTCTAGTTTGAGCCAGTCAACATTGCTAGGTATAACTGCGCTCTTTATGAAGTTGACAAACTGGTCGGCTGCCTGCATTGCCGTGGAGTCGAATACGGGGGTGACTCTTCTGCCACCCTCACTCTTCTTTGTTGTAATGTCCCCCCTGAAGGGCATCATCAAGTCAGAGATTTCCTGCCAAGCAGTCTCGCTGGAACTCCTAACAGACTTCATGTGTTCCAGTCGGTCCATTAGTTCTTCTATCGTCTTCGCCACAACTTCCCCTTAATCCCCCCAAAGACTAAAGCACCAGCAACACCAGCCACAAACCAAAGCAGACTGTACTCTAAAACCACCACCATGCTCTTTATAGGAGAGTATGTAATGGGAACTAAGTCACCACCCGGACCCTCTACTATCAACTTAACAACAGGCATGCCACGAGTGTCTGCTACCACATTATCGCTTACAACTGTATCTATGCTACAACCAGATAGTAGCATAACCACCAGAACCACCAGAACCATAATAAGCCACCAGCACCACCACTTCTTGCTTTCCAAGTTATCCATCTTCCCCCCCTAAGCGAAGAAGTCGAACTCTGGCATACGGGCTGGCAACTGATACCCGCCCTCCTCGCTATCTGCGTACCTAAGCATCATTACCGCTTTATGCATTGCGTCTATTAGGTGGTCGTCCTGCTTCTTAGCAATCCGGCCAGCGTCATGCTTGTATCTTCGCTTTTCCTTAAACCAGCCTAGACAACTGTCAAACACCCTAAACCTGCCAGATTGCATGCGGTCTATCACTTCCTCAATGATCGTCATCACGGCAAAGGTTTTCTTCCCCTCCATTGTTACGAGGTGGGCACAGGAGGAAAGCATGTTAATGCCGTAATCTCGGTACTTGCTGGCAATGGTGCTGCCGTCTGTAATGGTTCTTGCCCCATCGTGCGGCCAACTTACAGGAACGCTAAGGCCTCCCATAAGCCTCACCCTCTCGGCATAGATAGGCGTTTCCCTATCTTTCTCCTTATATTCACTAACGAGGTAGGCAACATCGTCTTCTGGGTTGATCGCTATTTTTACGGCAGCGAAGTATCCTGTGCCATGAGGGAAGTCTAGACCTATGATTTTTTTCCAGTGATCTGGTATGGCGAAGTCTGGAGTGGATAATAGGCTGTCTGGTGTTCGGTATACTAGGCCTTCCCCCCTTACTGGCCTACCGTGCAGTCGTGCTTCAGCCAGCGGGTGATCTAGGTATTTCTTGATTAGACGCTCCCGGTCAGCGTCCGTCATGTGGTCAGTGTCCATTATGTCATAGTTGATAAGGGTGCGATTGCTTCCGTCATCCTCTTCAAACATGAGATAGAGTTCGGTCTCGCCTTGAAGGGGGGTGAGGCTAAGGTCCATGTATCCGTTAGTGGCATTCAGTCTGGCAGAGAACTCGTCATACACGCCAAAGGGAGGTTCTTCGTCAATGCCTATCCAGTGGAGCGTATAGCCCTGAAGCCGCTGCCAGCCAGTTGAATATGAGAATACAAAGCACTTTGACCAGCCGTCATGCACCCCCTCTTGGTTGTGATGCTTTACTTCAAAGTAGTCAATCTGATTTGGAATGCCACCACTCATCTTGGCGATGCGCTTCTCCTCCACAGACTCTCGGGGAATGTAACCGGACCCCCTATGACCAGCACCACCCAGCAACCTGTCACATAACAGGTCTCTAGTAGTCTGAGCAGTCTCGCCCCCAATCGCCGCACTAATAGGGTGGTCAAATCGGGGTCCGGTGTAATCCTCTGGATACCTGCCAGTGAGGTGGTAGGTGGCTTTAATGCAAAGAGCAGTGGACTTGCCTGCTTGGTTCAGGCCTGCAAACATGGTTTCGTGACACAGGCTATTGAGGAAGTCTTTTTGTCGCCTGTTCGGAATGATAAGGGAAAGGGGGTTGCCCTCTATCCTCTTCACCATTTCGCTCTCTAAGGCCAGTTCCTTGAGTATCTCGTCTCTATCCATCTGAGTCCACCTCTAGACGCTCTATCTCGCCCTGTAAGGCAATCCGTTTCTCTCTACGGTCCTGGAGTTGGGCCAGCAGTTCCTCGTCACTCAGGCTTGATGCATCGTCCTTGCGAGTGGTTTCCACCTTGGTGGCACTCTCTTTGGGGAGGATGTCCTTCACAATGAACTTGAGGAAGAAACCGATGCTCTGCTTCCCCTCTTCTGTGTTTGGATCTGCTTGGGCAACTATCTCCGTGGCTTTGTCAAACAAGCCAGCCTCTGCCAACTTGTTCACAAAGTCCTGCTTGATCTCCATAGGCGACCTGCGGCGGCCAATGCTTTTCTTGCTGGCCGCCGGTGCCTCGGCCAACCACCTACGGAAGTCAGTATCTGAGTTAGCCTTGGCTAAGGCCACTTCATAAGGGATGCCAGAGGACTCGGCTGCGTCCTCGAAGGACATGCCTTCCTTGATCTTCTTCTCCATGCGATCCTTTAGTAGTTCTCTTATAAGGTAGTTACCCACCTTG